TGTAAATCGTGTAGGTGAAACTGGGCAAGTTTCTGTTTTAGTTGATCGTGCGGGTACTGAAAAACAAGTTAACATATCTCAATTAGGAACAATCTTTGCAGGTGATACTCAAACACTTACAAATAAAACTATAAGTGGTGATTCAAATACTTTAACAAATATTCCAAATAGTGCTTTAGACACTATCGCAAATTCAAAATTAACTAATTCAAATGTGACCGTAGGGTCAACTG